TTCCTTCAGCCCGTTGATGAAATCTTCCGGATGAAGCTGATCGACGCAGAGATTATCCCCGTAGACACAGTTCCGGAAGTCGTGATTGAAAAGCAAAGTCATGTGCGACTGGCAGCCAGTGCACTCGAGATCGCGCGGCACGACGTAGCGGATCTTGTGCTCCGGGTCGCCGCCTCGCGCGATGTAGCGATGCTTAGGCTCGGTAGTTGTCAAGCCATACAGAATGTTTGTATCCGTCGTGCCGGCCAGATGTATCGTGCCGCCGTCCACACCGACGAGCGCAGCGGCGTGACCGCACAAGTCGCGAAGCTCGAGCAGCGTCGTCTTCTCGCGCCAATCCAGAAACAACCCGGCCGGGATGTGGTCGGCTTCGTCGATCATAATGATTGGTGTGAGCGTGCCGCCGGCGTTTGCCTTCGTGTGACTCGTCTTCGTGCCGACGACGACAGGCGAGTAGCCGCGGGAGTGAACCCACTCCATTATCGGCACCATAACCTTCGCCTTGAACAGTTTGTTCTGCGACGTGGCGCCGACCGGGAACACGACGTATTTGCCCTGAATCTGGCGCGACCCGAGCGGCGCCTTCGTCGGATAGCTGCGCTCTTCCATGCTCTCCGGCTGCGCATCGAGTAGATAGCGGAACGCGTAGTCGACCATGTGGACGCGATTGCGCGTGTGCGTATCGAACGGCGCCTGGTTAAGCGCCGTCGGGCCGAGGTCGGCCAGTTTGCGCTCGGCCTTCTTCATCGGAAACTTCTCGAGATCCTTGACGACGAATATGCCGTATGGCGCAAGCAGATGCACGACGAGTTCCATCTGCCACGACGGCACCCACACGTTCATCGTCATCGACTCGTGATGCGTCAGGCGCGCATGTACAATCGACGGGAGCGAGCAGATCATATCCCCCAGCGCCGCGTGGTTGAGCACGAAGTTGACCCGATCGTACATCTGAAGCTCTTCGTTATTGCGATACATCTTGCCTCCCATCGAGAAGTTTCCACAGGTCGGCTTCGCTGAGATTCAGGTGCGCGGAGATGCGCAGCCACACTTCCCGGTGCCCTTCGGCGAGGACGTGCGCACGATCGTTGGGATGAAAGGTGGACGCTTGCGCGTGGCAGAACCACGCGAGATCCTTGAGTACGATCTCCGCGAGTGGTCCCTTGAACGTCGTCCTGTAGGCGTATCGGCGTTCCCCGAGGAACCGCCGGGCCTTGTCGAGTATGCTCAAGCGCTATGCCGTTTGGTGAGGTATCTGTTTCTGCACGGTCGCCAATGCCGGCGCCGCGTCTGTGAGTTGCTGAATCTGCTGCTGCTGCGATCGCTGCTGGCGCTTCGCCGCCACTTCTTCTTCGGTAGATGTCCAGTCGACAGGCGCTCCGAAGATGTCGTTCACTTCCGGCATCGCCCGGTCGATGGCGAACCAATCAAGCGGCGAGGGATCGCCAGTGAGTCGCGTATAGTTAGCGGCCATGTCCAGGGAACGCACGAAGCCGGAGGCGCGCTCGGTGCGCCGCATGCGCGACATTGGCGAGTCGTATTCGATTTTGTACTCGGCGTTCGCCTGTTGCAATATCGCCGGCATCGGCGGCATAAGCCCTTGCTGCTGAAGCAGGTCGATCTCGCGCTCGATCAGCGGTCCCAGGAACTCTGACTCGATGCGCCCGGCCGTCGGCGCGAGCAGCATGCCCTTCTCGCGCGCCCGCTCGAGCACTTCGGTCGCCGTCATTTCCTTGCGATCTTCGACAAGGATCTCGAAGAGGGATATCAGGAAGGCGTCCTTGATGACTACCTTCTCCATCTCCATCATCTTCTCGTTGACGGCGAGGTTGCCTACCGGCAGCGCGTGCACAAGCGCACGACCTTCGGCGGACACGCCGCCCGCGTTAAGGGTGCCCGCGCGAAGGCTGAAGCTCCCCAAGTTGCCGTCGTCGTGCGCGAGCAACACCGGGTTGACCTGGCGATGCCCCTGCTCGAGCATCGTCTTCTTCTCTTCGTTCAGGACTTTGATGGCCGGGAGTACCCACTGCGCCGGGCCGCGGCCGTATGTTTCGCCCGACGCCTGGGTGTAGCGCGTGACCGCATAGGGGAAGCTCGCGTAGCCGCCCTCACGCAAGAGTTGCTTCGTGTCGATCAGCATGTAGCACGACTTGAACGCCATACCCTGCGCGCCGATGTAGCCGGGCGTGAAGTCGTCTCGCGGGTGAACGACGTGCAGGACTTGCCACTTCCGCACCGACTGCGGCATCTTCGCGTCGTCGCTTACCTCGACCGGGCACGCGTCCCCGAAGCGCTGAAGCATCTGCCGCGAGTCGAGGAACATCGTCCGATACAACGTGTCGACGATGCCGGCGTGGTTCTCGACGAAATACGCCTCCCCGAGATGGACGTTGCGATAGCGCAGTCCCTTGCTGCGGTCGGGACGGTCTACGTACAACACGCCGTTGCCGTAGACGCCAAGACTCAGATACACTTGCTGGCTGTTGCCGACGAAGTTCGCGATCGTCCGGTAGCGGTAGTTGTAGAGCACTTCGCTCAGTTGGTCGAAGAACTCGCGCACCTGGCGCTTCTTGCGCAGCATCGGGTCGACCGCGCGCAGCAGATGCCAGATACTCGACTGCGGGGTTATCAAACTCTCGATGACGCTGGAGAACCGCTGCGCCGCGAACGCGGCCGTCGAGTCGAACTGCAACTCGGTCTTCTTCTGGCCTTCGGTAATGAACTGCCCGCGGTTGGAGAACGAGTCGCGGTGCGCCGGCACAATGCGCGCGGCAGCCTCTTCCCACTGCGAGTCCCAATTCCCGCGGACTGTGCGCAGCGCGGCAAGGCGCTGCGTGTAGAAGTCGAGTAGCGTTTCGTCAGCCACTCTAGTAGCCTACGAGTGCTCGCGAGGCTGCCTTTTTCTTCGGCCCGAACAGACCTGTGCCGGGGAGATCGTTCAGTTCGGTTACGTCTGTCGCAGAACTGGCCGCGGGTGTCTGCGGCCGTACCGCAACGTCTTGAGGGCCGGGAACATTCGGAAGAGGCTGGCCGTCCGGTGTGGTGATGTCGGGAGCCAACGCAGTTGCCGCAGCCCCGGCGGCTGAACCCGCCGCTGCGATACCGGTAGGATCGAGCAACGTGATCGGATTGAAACTCTTGACGGCATTCCGTAGACGACTTCCAATTCCCATACTACCCTCTCAGTTTCCGTGCGGCCCGCGTGTTGTCGCGCCGCATCTGCTCGAGTTTGAAGAAGTCCGCGTTGAGCGGCACGACGTTCGGTGTGCGCTCGATGTCCGGCGCCGCTGCCACCCGCGCCGCGATGCGCGCCTTATCCAGCTTCCGAGGCCGCAGGAATCCCATGGTTTAGTGTATCACGCTGGATCAGTCATGCTCGACGAAACCCCGTCGACTACCCGCGACTGGCCGCCACGCAACGGCCTGTCCACTCGAGGCGGGTTGACTTCCATCGTGCATGCCAGCGCGTCGAAATCGTCGGGCGATTTGACGCCCCGCTTCTGCAAGTCTTCCTTCGTCTCGAGGATCTTCTTCCCGTCCTCGCGCTGCGACCACCGCCAGCCTCTATCGGTAGCCTGCTGCGACAGCGTTCCCTTCGAGCCGTCGTCCACCTCGATCATCCCGCCCGGCAGCCAATCCCGAACCTTCGCCCACAACTCGATCGCGTGTGTCGCCCACTCGGTTTGCTTGCCGCCGTGCGCCGCGTCGCCGAACTTGACTTCGTGCAGTCGGCCGTGCGTGCGTTTGCGCTTGAGGATGTCGATGACGCCGGTGCCCATTCCGAAGTCGATGCAGATGTGATCCGGCTTGTACTTCGCATCCAGGTCGAGCACGCCTTGCGCGATCTGCACGTTGTCCTTACCATCCCAATGTCCGTGTGTTGCCGGGCCGCAGCAGTTGCGAGCGTTCCTCCCCTGCCGGAATCGCCACGCCGTCTTCCCTCTCGGTGCCGGGTCCAGGCCCAGGATCAAAGGCTCGCCGTAGTCCTGCCCGAAGTCGTTCCGCTGCGCGGCGAGCACGTTGTCCATCGGGATGAACTGGTCCTCCGATGTCCGCGGCGGCAGCCCGAGTATTTCCACGCGCACGAAGTCCGAGTCCACTCCGTACCGCCGGATCTGATCTTCCACCACTCCCTGGTCGACGCCCTCCATCCCGCGCGTCGACATATTGCGAGAGCGCCAGCCACTCCCCATCACCTTGTCGTTGTGGATCTCGAACATCCGCCCCTCGCGCCGGCGCATCTGCGAGGCCGCCAGCCAGAAGCGGTACGGGTTCGTCTCGGTCCAAAACCCCTCGGCCACGTCCCACACCTTCGAAGGTATGCCCGCGGCCTCGTCGAACTCGAGCAGCAGGCCGTACGGGTTGTGCACGCCGGCGAATGCGTTTGGGTTGTCCTCGCTCCAGGTCTGCCCGGCCGCGTACCAATATTTCGGGTCGATCCCCAGGCCGCCTTCCTCCGGCAGTTTCTTCACCAACTCGGCCAACCAATCCGCCGGCCCGATCTTCATTGTCTCTTGAACGAACCAGTGCGCGTTGATCGCACTCCCGAACCACACCGCGAACTCGGGGAAAGTGCGCGTGCGAAGCTGCGTCTCCGTGTTGGCCGCCACGATGCACGTCGCGCCGATGTGCGTGGACATCTGCCAGTGCGCCAGCATGCCGAAGAGCGCCGACTTCCCCGGTCCGCGGCCCGACGCATAGCTCGAGCGCCAGATCGGCGACGGGAGATTGTTGGCGATCGCGAAGTTCGCTTTCTCGATGTGCGCCTTGATGGCCTCGAGTTCTTCCATCTGCCACGCCCGCGGCCCGCGGAACTTCTCGAACGGCGTCCCGGCGCGGCCCCAGGGGTATGCATACGCCACGAACCCCACCGGGTCGTCCTTGAGGGACAGGATCTGCGCCAGGATCTCCGACTCATGTGCAACCGATCCGCGCATACTACTCCGCTCCCTTATAGGGAGAGCGGATGCGTACGGATGATTTCCGGATGCTTTTCGTACAGTACGGTATAGTGGTCACTAACATCTCCTGGCAGAATTATTAAAAATTATTTTCTGCAATTTTTCGTGCGCAGTCGACCTCGACGTGCCCCGCTCCATCGCTCGCCCGCGAATCGCCCCTCCCCGCCCGGCCGGCGCCCGCCTTCAGAAAATCGACGCAAGCATGCTTTCTGCCCCTATGGGTAGCGCGCGCACGGCATCGTCTCGCACCTGCTCGATAAGACGCGGCTCGCGAGCTTGCGCCAAGCGCGCATGATCGCGGTTAGATCCACCGAGCGCACATTCAGGTCCACCGTTTGCTTCTCGGAGTACACGCGGGGATTGCGGACGCGTGCTGCCCATTTGAGTGTGTCTATCCTGGTGCGCGCGTGCTGAGCGGCGAGTCCGTCCGGTAAATCAGTCATCGCGCACTCAAGGGCGCGCTCCATGAACGCGTCGGCACTTTCCTCGCGCGCACTCGCCCATTCAGCACGCGCCGCGGCATCGCTGTCCATGAAGTGCCGTGCTTGACCGCGCGTAAGGCCAGTCGGCGCAAGCGCCACCATCGCAAGCTCCCCGCTTGCCAAACTCGCGCACACTTGAGGCCATGCGGCCTTGATCTTGGCGCGCGTCTGTTCATCCATACCCCAGTGTAGCATTCGCCCCGAGCGCGGCGCGCGGCCCTTTCAATACCTGCCAAACCTGTACGCTTGCGTTATCCGGATACGGACCGGATACGGTTCCGCTTCCCTTACAGGGAAAGCGGATACCCCGTACCAAACCGGATGGAAACCGGATGAAACCGGAACCCATTGATTCCATTGATAGCAGTATCCGCTTTTTATCCGCTTTCATCCGTTTTTCATCCGGTTTGCTACCCCGGATACTCGCACACGAAACCGGATGGAAAACGGATGAATTAACCGAATTATTAATTATCGCTTGACATGCTCGCCGGGCGCATGCCATCATTCGCCTTGCGGGGTCTTCCCGCGTCAACCTGGAGAATAGATCATGTCCTTTAACGAACTCATGCCGCTGCTGTTCTGCATCGCTATCGTGCTCATGCTCGCCGTTGTCGGCGCCGTGGTGCCCGCATGAAACCCGTTCAGATCACCCCAAACGCCACATTCCGCGACGGACAACGCGGCGAGCTTGGCGCACCCGATGCAAACGGGTTTGCGTCTTTCGTGTCGATTACTGGCGCACGATTCACGGTGCACACGGCCGAGTGCGTCCGCGACGTTCAAGGCATGGCCTACACGCCGAGCGTAGCGCGTATCACTGGCACATGCGCCTTGACACTTCGCGCAGGGCTTGACGGTGCGCTGTTTAGCCTAATCGTCACCCGTACCCCCACGGCCGCGCAATGCAATGCGAAGCGCAGCGCGCGGCGCGCCGAGCAAATCGGGGAGCGGACATGAGCTATTCCTGTTCCGATTTTGCCGACGACGTTACCGCGCAATGTGTAGAGCTTGGCGTCGTGCGCGCGGTCGATATTCCGCAGGATGATCCAGAAGGGCAAGCGATTGCCGTGCTATCCGCGCTTCGCGGCATGGCGCGCGCACTGAAAAAGATTCGTGCGCTACCTGTGCATCCGGTTGACGATGCACGCAACCGCGCGGCTTTGGATGTCGCCAAGCGCCACGCGCGCGAAGCTATGAAAGGGGAGCGGACATGACGCACAAAGACCTTTGGCAAATACTGACGCAAGCGGAGGCACGCGCTTGCGTGCTGAACGACGCAAAAGCGCGCGCCGACAGTGCGGAAACGGTGGCGCTTTGCTACGAGCGCATGTATCGCGAAGGACTGACGCGCGCCAAACTCAGCAAGCTAGCGAAAGGGGAGCGGACATGACGAGAACACGCGCGTTTTTCTGGAGCTTGTTTTTTCGTGCGCGATACGGGCGCAACTACACGCTACATGATCTTTCGCCGCGCGAATTGCAGTGCGTCGCGGACATCGAGGACATGCTCGCATGACTGACCTAAACAAGCCAGTCCGGCGCCGCGGCCGATTGCCGTATCGCGGCCGGCGCATCGTCGTTTCGCTGGAGCCCGGCGACATGCTAGGGTTCCGTCTGGAGCGCACGCGGCGCGTAGAATACCTTACGCTCGCCGGTTGCTACGAAAGGGCGGTGCTGATCCGCGTCGCGCATGAGCGCGCCGAAAAACGCAAGGCCAAACTCGCAAAGAAAGGAAACTAGCATGCGACACGTATTCCCTACTTCCGAAGTCCCGCACCTATGGGCACACCAGACGCAGTCGGACGCGCGCAATCCTCAGGGGAACCTGTTCTTTGAGGGCGCTACGATCTACAGCTATCGGACAAACTGGCCGCTTGCGCGTATCTATCGGCGCCCGAAGCGCGGTAAGCTAGTGCTGACGAATAGCGAGTACGCGAGCGTTACCACGGCGAAGCATCAAAGCGACGTGAAACGTGCCGCGCAGCATTTGCCGTGCGTCGCGGTCCCCTGCGTAGTAATCGAAGGCGCGGGAACACTTTCGCACCAAGATAACCTAAAGTATTTCGCCGAACAGATAGCGGAACATCTGGCGAAGGCGAAACGTGCGATGCAGGTGTCTACGGTTGACTGGCGCACGGCGAGCGCACAGAGCTTGCATCAAAATGCGCTAGATTACAGCGAGTTTTTCGGGATTCGCCGCAAGGTAGCGGCATTTCCGGCGGCCGAGCTTGACGCGGCACGCGAGCGCGCGCAGCGTATCGAAACGCCTGATCCTGTACGCGACGCGGCAAAGATTCGCGCACGCGAGCGCAAGGCTGCGGCGCTAGAGGCGAGCGTTTCGAAGTACCGCGATATGCGCGCCGAGTACCTAGCGGCGCATGACATGGCTGCTATTTGGCGTCAAGGCGGCAGCGCCTACCTCGCCGCACCGGAATGGTGGAATGGCGCGCCCCTTATCGTGCGCAAGGCTTTAAGCAGTTCGCGTAGGGGCAACTGGTACGGCGGCGCTACCTATGGCGCGCCGGTTATGCTGCGCGTCTCCGGGGACCAAATCGAATCCAGCATGGGCGCACGGATACCGCTAGAGCATGCGCCGCGCCTTTGGGCGCTGATACAGGCTTGCCGGTCTACCGGCCGCGCCTATGCAGCGAATGGGCATACGGAGCATGCCG